GGGGACAGGTAGCTGGTGCCTCAGCTGAGCCTACAGATGTCTATGGTAATCCGATGCCCGCCAACTCTCAATTTGCTTTAAGACCTCCTACAACAACTACTCAGACAGTACCACAGGAAGAAGTAGGAACCTTTGGATTTGGTAATGCTCCAGGACAGCTATTTGGTAAAGGTGGACTCGCAGAAACAATGACCCAGCCGATCAGACAAGGAATTATCAGTCCACTTGCTTCGATAGGTCAGGTAATAGGTGGAACTTTAGAAAAAACAGCTCAAGGACAGGATCTGGCAACGGCATTTGCAAATACGCCAATAGAACAGCAAAAAGGCTTATTGACATCAGAACAAGAACAAAAAGACTACATGAGCAATCCTATGCTAGGGGGAATAAAGAGCGGTGCTGGGCTTGCTGCGTACGCAATACCAGGCGGAGCTACAACTATTCCGGGAATGGCGGCAAGAGGTGCAATTGGTGGCGCACTGGGCGGTTTTGGTTCGTCTAGGCCAGGGCAGGAGTTGGAAAGAACAATCCTAGGTGCTGGAGTAGGAGCAGTAGCCGCGCCAGTAATTAACTTAACAGGTAAAGCTATAGGTAAAGGAATATCTAAGGTAAATGATTGGGTAAAAAATAGGGGAGCAAATGCACCAGGTGAAATGGGACAGGGGTTTCTAAATAAGTCAACGTATGAAGGAGGCTCCCCAGCTGAGGTAGCACAAAAATTTGGGGAAGACGTAAGCGGTGAGGTACCGGAGGGGGGAATAGCCAATAAATTACAACAGACAGGACTAGAGTGGCAAGGCAGACAAATGGGAATGACGGCTCAAAGGGGGTCAAAAAACTTTGTTAAAGATTTCTCTAGTTCAGTTAAGTCAGCAAAGCAACTAACCGAATTTTTTGATGAGCCTTTTAATGCGAAAGGGATAAGCAGTGCAACCGAAAGGGCTGCTCAGCTGGTAGATAATGTAGCAGAAACGGCCACTAAGCCGATAGACACAAAGTGGATGTTTGATCCTGATAGAATAAGAATACTCGCTGCGGACCTGGGTATCTCAACAGGCGAGGCTGAAACAGTGCTATGGAGCAAACTTAATGGACTTAGCGGAGGTGATATATCAGCAGGCACGCAGGGCTTAGCGGGGATGATGGAAAACAGTATTAAAGTACCTGCACAATTAGCACTTGCTATGAAACGAGGTGCCTATGATGGTATGCAAAAAGTAGCACAAAAGGGATCTAGTAAGGCTTCGGACCTGATTGATGATTATGTATACACTTGGGCTAAGAGAGGACTTGACACAGTACCTGGAGTTTCCACAATTAACAAAACAATAGCAAAGGCAATAGGACAGCAAGAAGGACTAATTAGAGCCTTTAATACAGGGCAGGGTGGTTTCTATGTTGCAAGTCCACAAAGCATACCAACAAAGATCTCAACAACCGCTATGGGTCTTGTTGGAAAAGGCCTAGAAAAGGTGGGTAGTCTTGGTAGTGGAACGGAATCTAGTATATTAAATAGGCTAAACAGTGTAATAGCCAAGAGCCCTGAGCTGGCTGCACAAGTAGGTGGAACAGGCACGATGGGTACAGTTAATCCGGCAATGAACCTACTTAGCGGTAACCAGGGAATTAGGGATGCTCTAGCGAGTGCTGGTATTAAATTAACTGAACTAGATATGTCACAGCTAGCTAAAGAGCTTTTAAGTGAAGCGGGAGATAAAATACCTAATATAATGAGGCCCCAAATTGAGCAGATGGCATCAAAAGCAACCCAGGGGGTTATATCTAATGGTCTTTCAAGTACTATAAGTAAGGTAACGGATATACCAGGACTGTCAGCAACTGTGGGCTTGGGAACATTAGGTCCTAAAGAAGGTATCCAAGTTGCGCCTCAGGCTTACCAAGGCAGCACAGGACTTGGTTTAATGGGTGAAATAAACAACTCGACAATAGCAACGGGTGGGACTATGCAAGACAAGTTAAAAGAGGCTTTACAGCTTTCGTATGCACTAACAGGAGAGCTTAATCTGGATACCGCACTTAGTCTAATGGATAAATTGGGGGGTAGTGCAGATACTCAAAAAATTGATTCAGCAGAACAAACTCTGACACAACTACAAGACATGTGGAACCAGGTAGGATACTCAGGTGAGGGGTTAGCATCAAGAGTTGGCGGTGGTGTCAGAGGACTTTTAGGATCGGTAGGATGGGAGTCTAATGTACAGACATATAGACAGCTTAGAGAGTCGGTTAAGTCCCAACTTGCAAGAGCACTGGGTGAAACAGGAAATTTAAGTGATTCTGATAAAGCAGATGTAATTCAGGCAGTACCTGATATCGGTGACACCCCTCAGGAGGCAGAGCAGAAGTGGAATTTCATATTCTCCGCACTTCAGAGTGCTAAAGGGGAAAATAGCATCTTTTAGATAATTAGATAATGCCACTTAAGAGAATACAAGAACAATCCGGGACAATGAACCAGTATTCTGCACCGTCCTTATTACCGGACAATCAATCGCAGTTACTTGTTAATGTCTCCCAAAAATACTTTGGCACTTGGTCACACAGACCGGGAACTACTCTATTTGGTGACCTAATTTCGAGTTCTAATCAAGTTAGAGGCCTTCATGCCTATGAAAAGGGTGATGGTACCCATTACTTCCATGCAGTGCATGACGGTACCTTGTACGTCTTAAACGAGGGTACTGCTACGTGGGGGTCACAAGAAGCAAATGTAGTAGGTGCAACATCGGAAGTGGATTTCACTAACTATCTTCAAAGACACTACTTTATTGGTAATGGAGCTACAGAATATTTGAGTTATGCTACAGAAACAGGTAATCACACTAAAGTAGTTGTTGCAACAGGAACAGTAGCTGCAGGTTCTACGGGGTCAACTTTAGTAGCATCTACAGGAATATTTAACTCGGGAATGGTAGGGTTTCTAGTGACCAACACCACAGAGACCCCGGACCAGACTAGAACTATCACTGCGTACATGGATTCAACAACGGTTACTGTAGATACAGCGATAAATGACGGATGGGATGGAGATACTATTGAAATCTACATGGATGGAAAGTACTTAGCTAACAATGATGCTTACATGGTAGTTGCTGGCAGTACAGTTCAGCCTTTAAGAACCTACGCCACAACGCTAGACAGTGATGATTTTGACGTAGCAGCTGATTATGTAAGAACGAACACTCCTCCTACAGGAGTAGCTAGCTTTGGTAATGGTAGAGAATTTATAGTGTTTACTAGCAATAATTATGTAACCTGGAACCCTAAGAATAATCAGGTAACTGTAGTAGACAAATATGGATGTTCCTCTCACAGAAGTATCCAGAATCTTAACGGTGTATTGATATGGTTTGATAGAGGTCATTTCTATCGTTTAGCTTACAATGAGTCTTTCCCGACCAAGATATCACTGCCAATGACTAATGAGGCAAATAATGATGCTATTCTAGACCAGATGCCATCAACCAACTATGAGGTGGTAGCATCAGGTGTAGATGGTAATAGTTACTTTGCAAGACTAGGTAACCTCTCAAGCACGGTCAAGGGAGTTACTTTAAATGACTGTATAGTAGAAATAGATGTCTCAACAGAAGGGTGGAAAGCTCATACCTATACAGCAGGCGGAGTTGGAAGTGTATTTGCTAACTTTATTGATTCTGACGGAGCAAGAGGACTTTATGCAGGTAGTGTAGACAATGGGGCTATTTACAAGATGAATGTGCAAGGTACATATACCGATGATGATAGCGCGGGAGCAGCTCAGGCGGTGAACTCAACAATCATTACTAAACAATATGAATTTGGTGACAAAGAAGTGTATATGGATAAAGATACAAAGATGATACATCAGAAGTATTATGCTGCAGCAACAATAAACATGGATTACGCGGTAAATGGTTCTACTACTTTTGCTGATCTAAAAACATTACCAATTATTACTGACGATTGGGAATGGAAAGCAATTAAAATGGTAAGTCCTAGCTTTGCAAAGAGTCTTACTTTAAAGTATCAGACAACAGGAAATTTTGTAATACACGAACATATATTTGAGTTTGAGAGCAGAAAGAACGCTGCCCTAGACTACATATAATGGATACCAAAGCACTAACAAGCCCCGAAATACTAGGTAGTGATGTAGCTAGCTTTCTTAAAACTCTGGATATTCTAGAGGAAATAGAGATTGTGGCTACTCCGGTACTGCGTGGGCTATCGTACGATATTAACGTGGTATTTAGTGATCTGGATATTATTCCGTACAAGACAGGAGTTAAGGAAAAGGTACCAAGCGTAATCGCTTTTAGAATCTTTAACAAAGGAACAGAAGACGTTGAATGGTGTCCTTTACCCTATTATGATTTTGGAACTACGTTAGTCGCAACAGCTACAGGAACAGAGCCAACAATGCCATTTGGACCATCGCCTGATAGCTTCTTCATTCAAGGATTAAGTAAGGTAATAGCGTATAAGAACGGGGTGAATATTACTAGTCAATCTCAAAGTGCTGATGTTCAGACATATATAATATTTGTGTTAAAGGATAAGAGTGGATCTTGAGAAAAGCGGTAAAAACATATTTGACCTAGGCTATACAAGCTTGATGCAGCCATTTAAGACTACAGAGACTGAGGGTGTAGATATTACTAGCTATAGTGACTCAGCTGAGTATCTAGAGTCAGTCAAGATAGATGATGTACTATCCGGGGCATCTAGCGCAACTTTAAGCGGTAGTGTATATAGTTCAACAACAACGATTTATTTTAAGAAGCCATTTCATAGACCGCCTGTTTGCTTGGGATTTGTTAAATCAAACAATACTAATTACTTGATGCCTAGACATAGTTTGGAGTTGTCTATAGGTCTAATAGGAGGAATATTTAACGGATACGTATGTACTAAGTGGTCTAGGATGAGTATATTTAAGGACAGAGTAGTGATCAAGACTTACTCGAATGCAGACTTTGATGAAGATTATCTAATTTACGTTCTGTATGAATAAAGTAGAAACCAGAGACACATTACTAAATAAAGATATTGGCTATATTGAGGACGCTTTGGCAATTGAGGAAATTATAGAAGCTCCCTTTGTAGGTGTCTTGAGCGCGCGTGGTGATTATTCTGATCAGGTGACGGTAGAGTTTAAGGATACTCAGAAGTTAGTACCCCCGGAGGTCTTAGCTTATTATATAATAGGGGAGATATCATCATCACAGTTACCTTATCTAGAAGTGATAGGGTATATTGCAGGATACTCAGGATATCCAATAACTAGCATCTATTCTTACGAAGTGTCTAAGATCGATGTGTCAGCGTTCTTGGTAAATACATTACCTTTTGGTGTGGAGGATCCTAACGATGTTTCGGCACTATTTCTAAAGGCGTATGTGATATTAGATAAACAATTTAAACAGAGACCAGAAGAATAATTATTACGGGATAAATATGAAGGATACAAACTCGCCGAATTATATTTTTGAAGCAGAGCATTACAACTCGTTCAAGAGTAGGTTTAAAAGGTTTAGAAAAAACTTTAAAAAGAACTTTAAGAAATGGTTAAACAACACACGTCAAAACTTAGAATATTTGTATACGTTAATAATCAAACGTGAGCAATAAGTATATTAGTCAACAAGAGGGATACGTTATAGGTACTGAGCTTGTGCCTATAACTTTAACTGCTAGCTTTGATGATAACGTGAATGTAGTTCACATGGGTAATAAGTCACAGATGCAACTGTATATTGACTACACTCCAGCTCAGGACGGGAGAAAGATATCAGTACAGATCGAGGGCAGTCCTAATGGTAGCCGTTACTATAAAAAGGTTACCTCAGACATCTCGTCAGGCACAGAAACATGGAGCATTAAAGTAGGTACCTTTACTGGTACAACAGGTGGAGTGACATACCCCATAGAGGTATCCGAACCTGTTGCAGACAAGTCGATTAGAATAAGCGTAAAAGAGGATGGCTCAGCTAATTTTGGTACCGTTTCAATTCAATTTCTTAAATCAGGATAATGTTTGAAGATCCGATAGAACAACTTAGCCCGACTGATGCAGGGGCTGAATTTGTAGACGTCTCAGGTGACACAATGACAGGTGATCTCATAGTACCCGATATTACTTTAACTAGAAGCCTTACAATAAATAGAACAGGTACACAAGTAGATAGTGTAGAATATACAGGAGGTAAGACAATTACTTACACATATTCATCAGGACTCCTAGCTAGTTATACAGATGGTACATATACTTGGACAATAACTAGAGATGGAGACGATTTAATTACAGATATTACCGTAAGCTAATGAAAGAAACTATTACGAGAGAAGGCGATATTATTACAATCAAGAGAGAAACAGCCGAGACTATTGATATTAAAAAATTGCAGGCTGAACCCGCCGCCCTGGAAACTATTGCCCCACCAAAGGACAGCGAAGTATTGGATATGGCAAAGCAGGGGGTAGTGCACCCGTATTATGACCTTCAGAAACGAGCAGAAAAAGACGTACTTAAAAAAGAGATAGAAAAATGGCAAAAACAATAACACAAGTTGGGTGCAGTTTACCCACGGGGATAACAGTATCTCTTGTGGCTGGTGGCAGCCTGCCAGTTGGTACTACCTATTATTACCGCTTTATTTCCTGGAGACTTTATCGGGAAACACACGCCTTTTCTGAGGCAAGCACTGAGTATTCAGTGACCACAACGTCAGGCAATCAACAAGTAGATATTTCATGGACTCCAGGCACGGACGCCACTGGAGTGATAATACAGAGAACCACAACTAGCGGAAGTTACCCAATTGGTGGAGCAAACAATTTTGGCGGTCAGATAACCAATGGAGTGAGGCTTAATTACCCAATCGTCATTGCTAATGTGGTTACTTCAATTTCAGACGATGGAACTGTCTTGTGGGACAACCCCAACCTTGACCACTCACAGGCATGGCCAGTTATTTCTGCCACCTCTGATGCTAATGATGTTATTACCCCAGACGATATTTACCAAGCTAGCGTTGCTGGTGGTTGGGGTCAGGTTGAGAAGATTTTCGTTCCATCTGGCAAGAGCGTAACCACCTCCACCATAGTTGAACAGTTACCGTATGTGTTCACTGGTTGTTTATATCTGCGTGATTGTATTTGGCAAGTAAAAGGTATCACAATCATGCTCCAGGGGACGATACAGACGTACAGTGGTACGGTAACGCTTAGATACGGTTCATCCGATACCAGGGGTAGGTCTTTCCCTTATACATTTATGATGTCTCCATTTTACATGTCAAGAACAGACGATGCGACCACCGGCTATGTGAACCTACCGTTTAAGTGGCGTGACTGTAATGGAAAAGCTGGTAGTTATATTTATAACCTCATCAGACGACCATTGCTTAGCACCAACAATATTTTGCCGTATATATTTTCAGGTCAATGGGACGATGGTATTGCAATTGGTTCAACTGATAAGGTGGAAAAATCTATATTGGGCAACGGTTCTGCGAACGGTTGTCCCATTTTTAAAGCCGATTACAGCGATAACACATTTGAGGGCATGAGACACTATTTTGAGAACGAGATTGCGGACGCAACTGTTAGATATGCCGGTGAGGGACTTACTCATAGGTGGCGTCAGAACACCATATTTTTACGTCCAAGAACGACCAGCATGAACAAAGATTGTACCTGGGGACAAGGAACATTTGGGGCGATGCACATCGACCCAACATATGAGGCCAGGGGACAAACCGATAACCAGCCATATTTCTCTGTTGGCACGAACCAGGCAACCTATATTGGTTGTACTTTAACCATAAATAATACCATTAAGGTAAAAGTAGTAGACACAGACGGAAACCCCATTGATGGGGCAACTGTGTCAATTACCGACCAAAATGGTTACTCTGATTTGTGGGAGGATTTAGGAACATACACCAATACAATCATGACACCAGACGTGACAACCATAAACTTGTTAGATAGGTCTAAGGTATCAGTTGATGATGTTATTCGGTTTGGAAACTATGCAGAGAGGATTAGGGTTGATTCTACTGGATCTGGAGAGGGGTTGATTAACATTACACGAGGGCACCAGGGGACAACGGCAAGGACTATTAACTATGGCGGCGCAAGCGCCACTTATAATTGGTGGAAGCAGATAAACACACCGCTAACAACTGATAGTGATGGTGAAGCCGAACCAGATAAACCATTATTGTGGAAAGAACTGTATGTTGCTAAGTCTGGTGGTTCGTATTTCCAAGGAGGGTATGAGAACGATCTGGTAACGCAGGGGTGGATTGGAAGAAACAAAACCGTACACACCCTCACTATCTCCAAAGCAGGGTATCAAACCTACTCCTCAATCATCGACATGGACGTGAAGAAGGATATGGTGGTTACATTAAACAAACAGAATCAAGCTATAATAGCTAAAGGAATACCTGCGGTAAATGCAGACCCAGCTAATCCGAACAATGAAATATATGTATAATTAAAGAAAGTGCAAACTTTATATATCGTGTGATATAACGTACAATGGTAGGTGATGAGAAACAAACAATCCAAATAACTGCAATGGCTAAAGACATTGAATATATTAAGCGTTCCCTAGACGATATCAACGAGAAGCTGGACTCTTTTTCCGAAGAGGTTAAAGACACAAACGGGAAGGTGAGAGATTTAGAGAACTGGCAGACCAGTGCTAAAGCCATTCTATCATTGATTAAATGGTTAGTTGGAGTAATAGGCTTAACTAATATTCTAGGAATTGTTTATTGGGTTACAGACTTTATTTCTAAAGTACAAGGACAATGACGATCACACCACATCTAATACAGAATAATTTTGGTACAAGAAAGAAAAGAATAGAATTTCCCTCAGCAGGCGTATACAGGATAGTTTTTCATACTATGGCTGGTAATGCAGTCAACTGTTATGGATGGTTTAATCGTCCTAATCTGCCTTCTAATCAAAAGAGTTCTGCACACTATGGGGTATGGTTAACGGACAAAGTAGAGCAGTACGTGGATGATATGGGTAAGGCTTATCACGCAGGGCAAGATTGGTGGAATGATATTTCAATAGGGATAGAATTTGAAGACGGGGGAAACTACAAGGATTCCGTAAGAACGCCTACCTTGTATGAGAATGGAGCTCAGCTTGTTGCCTACCTATGTAAAAAGTATAATATTGATATCAACAACAAAGACAACTTTGCTCTTCACAGAGATATCTTAAATGGAAAAGTGGAGTGTCCAGGGGGGCTAGATACTAACCGCATAATAAAAAGAGCTAAAGAAATTTTAAATCAGGAAGACCCAGCTATGATTGCAGAATTACAAGCAAAAATAACAAGTTTAGAACAACACGTGCAAAATCTTGAGGCTGTAGTGACCGCTAAGGAGGTTAAAATATCAGAGTTGACCAACGAGTCAGCTTTGAATGCACAAGCCCTAGAAGTGGCATCAGAGGCTCTAAAACAGGCTACAGAGGCTAACCAAACCCTGCAATCTCACATAGAGGAGTATGAGGGATCAGTATTTTACAAATTATCTGTTATTTTTCAAAAATGGATAAAGTCAAAGCGATCGGAATAGAGGTTTTATATTCTATTCTACAGGGAGTAAAACTATTTCTTACTTGGATACTGCCAACAGCTCTTGTTGCAGTCCTTGCAAGTTCTGAGTTTAGAGATTATTTAGCAACTAAGCCAGAGGTAGCTGCTGTAATGCCAGTGATCAATGTGGTTTTATTCGCATTGGTAGATGCAATTAAAAAAGCTTTACCTGAGAATATATCTGAGAAGATAAGCAAGGTGTTATAATATCTTAATCTTGTCGCCACTTAGATTTCTTAATCTAAGTCTATTGAACCTCTCTTGCAGAGGTTCTTTAGTTTCTGTATACTGCTATGAGTGAGACCAGAAGATTTAAAATCCCTTCTATTAGCAGGCTCTCTGATAGGGCTAGCCACGCTCACCACTTCTGCTTTCTCTATAAACTCCAAACAAAAAATATGGGATAGAGCCAATTCTCACTCTGAACTTTCAGGAGAAAACACTATCAGGATGGAATGTAACCATCTTACCCATGACAAGGCCTCCCCCCTCTATGATGATCCCAGAAATGGGATGTTAGTCACAATAGCGGAGCATTATGCCTATCATCTTATGTTTAGAGGTAGAGCGGGAGAGATAGGCCTGATAGAAAACCATAATGAGTACGCTATTAGGGAGTGCAGGTACAGACTTGAGCAAGACGGAAAAGATAAAGGATATTTCTTTCAGATACCAGAAATAGTAGAATTAGCTACCCAACGATGGAATTATTTTTTAAATTCACAACATGAGTCCTGACGATCAGCCAGATAGACAGCCAGAAGCAATCAATGTTTATGACCTGTGGAGACAACTTGAGAAAGGAGACGTAAACAGGTGGACACAGTTAATCAATGATATAGTCTTTCAGATAGTTAGAGCAAAGGCAGAGAATAAGTTCCTAAGTATTCTAGAAGCAGGTGCTTTTTCTACCTACTCCTTTCCTATGTATGTGGGTGAGTGGCAAGTGGTTTTTGATACCGTGGAGGGGTATCTGAAGAACTTAGAGACCGATCTTTCACTAAATGGCATGAAGTTTGGTGATATAATGGAGGGTTGAGAAGTTTCCGTGTTGCGGTACTTTACTTCTTAGCTTCCTTTATTGGAGCTAATAACTTTTCTTGTGGTCTGCATCTTCATGGTATGGGCAACCTACCTAGCGTATAGAGCAGAGACACAAAAAGAGAACAAAAAAAGAATTGTAAGGCGTTTCATAGATGGTAAGAGCTAAAAGAACTAGCTGTCCTCAGTGCTATGAAGTATACAAGCACAAGAAGGATATTGATTTGATAGATACTAAGGGAATGTGTATCCATTGCCTGTGGGAGCTTTGTTGCACTTTGCCTCCCCTTCAGGCATGGGACTCTTTCTATATTCAGGCTAAGGGATACGGACTTAATAAGAAATGGAAATATGAAATACGACCCAGCTTGGACCATTTTTAGCAAATACATACGTAAGAGAGATAACTATACCTGTCAAAGGTGTGGAGCAGTCCATGACCCCAGTAGTAGGGGATTACATGCTTCTCATTACTTCGGTAGAGGAGGATACTCTACAAGATACGATCCAGACAACTGTGTAGCATTGTGCTACGGATGCCATAAATATTGGGATGAGCAAAACAGACCCGAATACACCGATTTTAAGACAAAGCAATTAGGACAAGAGAGGTATGATGAATTAGTATATAGGGCTAATCATATTAAGAAGAGAACTTCTAATACTAAAAAGGAAATGTTGCAATACGCTAAGGATATGCTAGCTTCCCTTGATAGCAGAAATAAGTAACCACGCATACAAGATTGCTGTTATTCCTATCATTACAATCAGTACTATTTTGTCTACTAGGTCTGGTTTACTCATTTACCTTTCTATACTGTATATATTCTTCTTCTGTCATGTCTCTGAATCTCTCCACATATTCGCAAGTCTTCATTGCTTCCTTTAGTTCTTCTTTACTAGGTGCAGGGAAAGGCATTTCATCACTCTCTAACAGTAATTCAAAGAGTAGCCTAATTAGTGCTAGTCTCCACTCTTCTCCGCTGTTGTACTCCTTGTGACTAGTGACTAACCAGCTTACTATCTTAATGAATTTTTCTTTGTCTGACATTATTTGTCTTTAATAGGTAAAATACCTGTTTGGAGCACACTGGATCCATTCGGAGAGACGAATTTGCCTTTTATGTCATGTCCGTATTTGCATTTCTTAGTTTCCCAATATTTTCTCCTTGCTACGGACATTTTCTTTTTAGTCTCTTCTTTATGTTTCCTTCCAGTTGGGTCTCCCGACTTAATAAAGGCCTCCATCCTTCCATCTTTTACCATATGACATTTGCGACACAACCACTCCCAATCCGACAAGTCTCTTTTATATTTTCCACTAATATTGCAGAGATCATAAGGTATATTATTCTTACAATCCTGACACAACTTCGGTTTAGGTAATCTACTTCTAATCCATTCATGTAAAGAGGCGTATCCTACCTTGTCTCCCTTCCAATTATGATGTTTCTCTCCTCTTTGAAGTATTTCGGGGTGAAGGTGTGAATAAGGTATGTTGCCCTTTTGATAACCAATTTTTCTGAGGTGTAGCTTCCAGTTTTTATCGGTTTTTTTATTCATAAGCGTGTTGGTCCGCGTCTTCTGGGGGAAGTATCCCGGTTGTTAATAAAGAAAAATTAGGGCATGAATTATTGGTACAGAAGGGAAAGGCTATAACTTCGTTGCCGTAACATTCTGTCATTTCTCTGCCACACTGAACGCAAAGAGGTGGTTCATCTTTCTGTTTTTCTACCTTCTTTCTATTCTTCTTCAGATTACAGTTGCACACTCCTTGATCGGTTGCAACAAAGGCACAGTCTTCATCGTGCCATTCTCCGCAGTATTCTATGTACTTCATATTGTCTAACAAGTAACTAATAAATCTGTAACATAAAACTGATTGTGTTAGCGTTTGTAATCTCCTCTGTAGGGAGGGCTATAAGCAAGGCTCTGCGCTCCTTGCATGTGTGATCCCTTAGCGTGACCTAGTAGACTACTACTATAGCGCAATCTGCGTTTTTCACGCAGTCAGGTCTCCTTAGGACATTTACCCGCCATCACATAGCCGTCCTTAAGACCCTCCCTACACAACAGACTAATTAAAAACTCATGGAGGGGCTGTTCTCTACTTGCGGTAGACCCAAGCTAGGCATTTCTTGGCTGTGGTAGCTCCCCCTTTGACTCCTATAAGAGTAACCCACTATTTTCATAGTCGCCCTACTTTGCTTTGCCCTGTGATAGGTTATAGCCTTCACAGCACCCCCATAAATTTTCAATGAACACAACCTATACCCTGTATCGCTCTTGTTTTTCTTGTCTTCTTTGGAACCTCGGTTTAATCAATTCTTTATATGTGTTCACAAGACCCAATGGCATAATTAAAGTCATTCTCGTATCCGTTTTTTGTTCTGTAATGTTTCTTAACCCAGCTATCGTAAGCAATAGACTATGTTTAGATAGGGATATAGACTCATAGTCACCCCAATAATTAGACTGCCTTTTTAATCTTTTATAGTATCTATCCATATGAGTCAGCAGGCTAGTTAAGGCCTTCCGCGCCTGGCATATTTTAAGCGAAATAGGTTAATGCTCTTCAGCACCGCCTGCCAGCTTAACGCGATATATGCAGCGTATTTCAATAACTGGATACTGGTTAAGTTGACCAGCTCAATCCTGCCGACTCATATAAATAGATTTTCAATGAACACGATCGGGTAGACTGTAGTAGAGGTTTGACTCTAGGTTTTATCAGCTATCGCTGAATGGTCTGGACGCTTCCTATTCTGAGATATATCTACCCATATATTTCAAGGTTAGCTTTAGCCTCAAGCTAACTAGCGGTTCACTGTCCGCCATACAATCTACCCAACTGTATTCACTTGTTAAGGTACTAGTAACCAAAAACTACTCCGTTAAATAATTTCTTAAATTTCTTTTTATGCCCACACTCCTTGCAAAATAATCCTTTCTCCCATGCATAATATTCCATACCATCGTCATCTTGCTTTGCTAGTCCTATCTCACCCACATAATCTATGTTATTAACTCCGTAATCCTCCAAGAAGTCTAAATCACCTTGCTCTACCATATATGCCTTTAAAGCTTTGAGTGCTTTTAGTCTACTGAGAGTATTTGCAACTATATAGTATTCTTCAAGTGGTATAACCTCTATTTTCTTCATCTCTCTAAGTTAATAGTTAGTTGTCTTCTAATGATTCACTACCTTCTGACTGCTGTTTATTCGCAAGCATCTCTAGCAATCCGTCATTTACTGTTTTAATATCAAGCTCCAAGTTGTTGGCTACATCCTCCGCTATCATATTCACCGCTATTTCCTTATCAGGAATCAATAAATATGCTTCAGGTATTTTTACTGTTACTTGTGGTATTGGACGATTAAAGAACACATCTGGCACATCTACTACTAGCTGAATACCCAATTCACTTGGATTTGTACGTGGATCCTTTTTGGTGACTCTCAGGTTTCCCCATCTGTCTATAAAGAGATTGGCATATATTTTCATGTTTCTAACTTAACAATTAAATATCTTCTTGGTCTAGTAATGCTCTAAACTTATCATCTAACACATTGTACTTTTTAAAGTCGCTGATATTAACACCATGATTTATTTCTCTGTGAACTACCTTGCTCTCTAGCTTCATATATTCTACGACTTCTTTTACAAGTTTTGCCCTAGTTATTCTTTCCTGCGCCTGCAGTAGTCTTGCTACAGTATTCTCGTCCCACCACTTGTTTATGACTTCCTCTCCAAGGTCAGGACTAGATACTGTCTGTCTGGTCTCGTAGTCTCTCCAGTGCTTCAACATCTCCTTATCTTTCTCTTGCTGTGTCATTTGTTCTTTACTCTTTGCTTTCATCTTCTTTCTTTAAGTATTTAAATCCAAGTAATTCCATCGTGGCTACCAGCTTGGGCACTATATCCCATCCCGCCATACCTGTATTAAATTTATGTTTTTGTAACTCACCTGCAATATCTAAATAAGTTCTTTCCTCAGCCTCCCTCTCTACTTCTTTCAGCTTCTGCTTATCTGCCTTCTTTATGAACTTATAGTTAGTAGTCATCTTCCTCGCAAACTCTAAAAGACTCTCTTTGTCATAGCCATCCATAAGCAAGCCTAACATGTCAGCCTCTGCCTCCAACAAGGAACGCTCCCATCCTCTGTAATGCTTTTTTATCTCTTCAGTCTTGGTCATTGACATGCTTCTAAATTGTATTTTACTAATACACCATTCACAACCTTATATTCGTTCTCATCACATTCTTGCTCAAACGCTTCGTTTAAATAGGCAAAACAATCTTCTTTACTTTCATTACAGTAATATCCAGTTGTACAGCCCGTCAGCGTAATTAGTCCAAATAATACAAAGACAAATACAAGTGTTTTTCTTTCAATCTTGGTCATTGGCTTGTTCTAACTGTTTATAATCTAAGTGTCTTTGCTCTTGGGCTATAAACTCTTCAAATACACGTTGATAATCTCGTAGTTCTTCATCCTTGTAATCCTTGTCCACAGCTCCATTTACGCCCAGAGCCGCTCTGAGTGCAACAATTCTTTGACCGAGGCTATCATTGGTTAGCCATCCATAGTGTCCAGTCATTGAATCTTCATGATACATAACCTCTAGATGCTTAAGATAGTCAAATAGTAATTTGGTTTTTTCAATCTTGGTCATTCTTCTATTCCTAAAGCTAATTTAATCTTCTCTTCTCCTAGTCTTTCTAGGATGATGGGTAGGTATTCCCCTTTCTCAAGGTATTTCCAGTTATCTGTATATTGCAACATATATAATTTCTCGGTAAAAAACCTACTGCCAGCATGGTCAAAAGCTATATAGTACTTTGCCTGGGAAACACTATCCCACCCTACTTTCCAGCTCTCGTTGAGTTCCTCTATCAAATCCCTTAGCTCTGCTACTGCGTTCTGTCTGTCTAGTTCGTGCTGTGCTTCCTCTTCTGTCTGGAAGTAGTTACGGGTCTTGTATCTCCAATCGTGTATCGGACTACCGTTCTCAGTTTCACTTAATATACGCCCAAGGCTGTTGATAAACCAATATTCATCTCCTATTACAGCCCTAAACCTCTTAGGCTTCTCTGCTTCCTTCTTGTGTTCCTCTATTACGTACTCTACTTGTTCTTCTGTTAGTTCTACTTCTTGATTGTTGAGTGTGATTTTCATAAGTTCTATTTAACTGGTTTAAGATTTTTTAGCTTCTCTTCTACTTCACTTCTAAGATACTTCTGTCCGCCTATCTCTACTGTGTCTCTAGTATTAAGTTCTTTTTCTACATCTATACCAGTGATTTCCAGAAATACTACGTTATCCCAGTTGGGGAGAGCTAGCACCCTCCTTCTATCCTCATCTGTAGCCTTGTCCCAAGCCTCTCTCCATGCGTCTTTATATTCCCTAGTTTTCAGATAGCCACCTGTGGTTTTGTAGTCAGGATGAGCTACCTTCTCTTCCTCAGTCATCGCCTCACTCTGTACCCACTCGTTTAAATTAAAATAAAAGAATTGTGGGATTAATTCGTATAGCTCATCATGGGTCTTCCCAGTATCGTGATTGAACATGCGTACCGTTGGCTCAGTCGTGTTCAAGTACCCTGAGTTCCTGTCCCCTGAGTTCCAGTACCCTGAGTTCCTGTTCCCTGAGTTCAAGTTCCCTGAGTTCCTGTCCCCTGAGTTCCTGTCCCCTGAGTTCCTGTCCCCTGAGTTCAAGTTCCCTGAGTTCAAGTACCCTGAGTTCCTGTCCCCTGAGTTCAAGTTCCCTGAGTTCCTGTCCCCTGAGTTCCAGCCCCCTGAGTTCCTGTCCCCTGAGTTCCAGCCCCCTGAGTTCAAGTTCCCTGAGTTCAAGTTCCCTGAGTTCCTGTTCCCTGAGTTCAAGTTCCCTGAGTTCCTGTCCCCTGAGTTCCAGCCCCCTGAGTTCAAGTTCCCTGAGTTATCTTCTCCAGTGTTTTGCTTGCTATCCATTTTTTTTAGAATAATAAATAATCTTCTCTATTAGGAGGGCGGTAGACAATTTCAGTCTACACACGACACTTCATAGCTATTTGCGAAGCGCGCACTTGCTTTGACTAGGTATCGTCAGGCTGCTGGTTAAGCGCTTTGTATGTCTTACTCCATCACACCCTCCTAAGACAAAAGATTATGTTGTCAATTAACAACTAAGTAGCCACGTGGTAGAGACTTGCTAGACCTTGTACTTTGGCCTTCGCTTTCCAATATGCCCTTGCGCTCGGTCATATCAGAACATAACTCTACAAGTAAGTTTCCCATTAGCATGATAATCACATATCGGTTGCTAGATTTATTCTCCAAGGAGCGACCTTTTAGTTAGTTGGTATGTCATATTCTGGCTCCTCAAATAAACCGGACGTTAGATTGTTTGCAAGACCGATTTGCAGTCGGTAGTGATAATCTAACAGCGGTATATACCGTTCGGCAGGTCTAACCCAACCTATACCGTCTAGGACTGTATCAACCTAGATGAACTCTTACTAACTCCGCCTTATTCGCCTTATATTGTTTTAGCACAAGGTACGTTATGTGCCTCAACCTCAGTGACTTACAGCTTAAACACGTTAGACAGGTGATCTGGTAACATCATGTTTAGCGTTTGTAATTCCGCCACACGTGGCTATTCAGTTGTCAATGTACTAACTCTTTACTTTTTCAATATATCCCCACTTATCCATGACTAACTCATATCCTTCCTCGGGTTCTACTAACTCTAAATAGTGTTCTGCTAACTCTTTCCAGTGCTCTGCTATTGTATATAAATCGTTTATGTAGCTCCCCATATCACCGAAATCCATGTCCTTTATATCTCTAAGTGCTAGGCTTAAGATTTTGTCGGCATCATTATACTCAGGAGCATTCTTTAAGCTCCCAAACATACCTTCTAGCATAATTATCGCAATTGAGTCGCCTGAGGCTAGTCGCTCCTTAACTAGTTCTGCTTGTGTTTTTACATTTGGTGCTTTCATGTTCTTTACTTAATATTTACTTCCTTTAAGTCCTTGAATCTAACTGTCATCTTTGCTCCATACTTGTTCATTACTTCTACCGGAAAGTTCCCTTGATCTGCTTCTCTCTGTACTTCCTTGTAATATTTTATTGCAGTCTTCAGTCTAGCTATTTGGTGTCCTAGCCTTTTTTCCTCATCTTCTATGACCCAATCTAGGCTAGCATTTACATTGTGGTCTAAACTTTTTATTTCTATCACTTTAACCTTGCCTAGAAATTTATCTGTATAAATATCTTCTATTGGTGGATATATAACAGATCTGCACACCAAGAACTCTTTTGTTAGTTGCTCATGCTGTTTCCTTAACTCCACTAATCGTTTTTCCTTTTCCGTGTTTACCTTGTTCTGCCATCGTTCTATCATTAGGTCTTTTTCTTTATTCTCCTTTTTTCTAAAGAACATATTTTTTAACTAATATTTATACTCTGTAAGTTCTAAGCTAATCCTTGCCTCCAGTATCTCCTAGGTATTCAGACCTATTCCACGTACCAGAAGCAGGGATCAGCTCTCATAGTACGATCACTAACAAAATAATTACTATAACTAATAATGTTACAAATATCTTCCATAATGTAGGTGTAATGTTCCTTCTCTTAGGTATTACTATATTGCTTGTGTATACCATTTTTTTAGCCCTTGGCTTCCAACTGTCGCACTTCTTAGACGCTTGTACGAACTGTAGTCTATCCATCTCGTATACCGAACCTACCTTCGTGGCTCCAACACTCTTTACATAATGACTTATAGTCTCCTGCGGGATGTAGTCATATTCTAACCTTAGGTCTGCTACTGTGTATATTCCGTTACCTCCGTATTTAGGTGTTCTCATTTATTTAATCGCTAAAGTTAAAATAAAAGATGATATTATCATCACCTACGGCTAACCCAGAATTCTGGATTTCCAGTGTCTTTTGTGCCCTCCGCCAGAAATAACATGCTAACGTAAAACGAAGTCCAGATAGTCGTGATACACGAAATGCTACGTCACTTACAATTTCTGAGTCTTCAAATATTCCACCCGATACCCATAGAAAAAGTAATAGATTTGTATAGCTAGGTTTTCTCATGTTTCTGAATTTAAAGACTTATGATTTCTTCTGTACCTGTCATTAGCATGGGCAATCAGCTTCAGTGTTTCCTGCAATAGATCCTCAGATAAGTTCAGCTGTAAGACTTGTATTACTACATTTCTTGTCCTTGAATTTAAATCATCTATGCTCTCAAAAGGAAACCCTCCCCTTATTGCTGTAATATAGAAGTCAGTTACCTCTTCTGTTGCTAGATGTATGTTCTCCATCAGTTTACTTATTGCTATTTAGTATTTCTATAAAGAGTCTTTGCGTTTCTTCTGGTGTGGATTTTACTTTGTGAAATTCCTCCGTTAATTCCATTGCTGTATCCTGTCTCCATACTCTAGGAATAAAGTGCCAGTGTAAGTGCCTAATTGTCTGTCCGCTAAACACCCCGTTATTCACATAAAAGTTATACGATGGCTCGTCTCCATCCAAGACTCTGATCTCATCACTTCTTTCCTTGTTTTTGTAGTACTTAGACCAGCCATTGCCTAAGTTATCAAATATATCTTGCAACTCAGCCCATTCTCTCTTATACAAATCTGGTACAAACTCCACGTGTCTATATGGAATTACCAATATAGCGTGATCAACAAATGGAAACTTATTGGCAATGATATACCAATACTTCCACTTTGAAATAAGATAGTGTCCATCTTCACTACAGAATGGACAGTTATCCTTATCTGGCCTTGCTAAGTTATATTTGTTTCTATTAGGATTGTGTACTAGTTGTTTCATCCTTCAAATTCATTTAAGTAAAGTTCACTGTTTATCTGTGCTTGTTCAGCTCTTAGCTGATCTAAGATATAGTATGGCATCCTATTCTTCCTGCTAGTCATTTCAGCAAAGTCTCCGCCACCCTCTAGGTTAAGTCTCTGGGCTAGGTTATGCTTGAATCTGTTTACATGACTATTGAAGAATTCAGTGTCACCGTCCACCCCCGGGTAAGAGAAGTACTTAGCAAATACTAAACCCATTACTATTCTACCCTCAGGACTAACCATCATTACAGGTACTTGTGTGAGCTGTCCTCCAGTTACCAATATTGGCTGTCCGTGGAATGGGAACATATTTCCAGCCCCATCAAAACGCTCTGAGTATACCGGTGGCTTACTCTTAGGTTTGTTTCTGAACTCAGTTATTAAAACATCACTAGTTATTCCCCTGTAGTCTCTTCTACAATTAGCCATGAATGTTTGTGTAGGCATGAAGTGCATACTTATCGGTCTACCATCCTTTACATATCCATAACTCAAGTACTGTGCCTCTCCCCTAAGAAAGTATGGCAAAAACGCCTCCAGAGCCTCTCTGCAGCCTGGAAACTCTGAAAAGGCATCAGGATCAATATCGTCAACTAGAACCTCTAGATCAAGATCAGATGGGTCATTGTGGTCTATTCTTACATCATAGTTCTCTCCCCAAGTAGTAGAGCCTACTTTGATAATACTTCTGACATTTGGCTTAGTTAAAAGAATCTCTCTAATTTCTCTGTAATCGGCTTGTAACTCTCTTGTAGCAATTACACTTTCCGCGAGTGAAGGCTCACGTCTACCTGGGATATTCTCACCATCAACTAATGCCATAGCAACATCTCCATAAGTATCTCCAAATCCTTTACCAGATCCTGTGAGTCTTGCGTTGTACCACTTGGCAAACTCCGGGTCTTCACTAATTCTCTTGGCAAGGTCTGCTTTTAGTCTTAATCTGTCAGGGCTATCGGTATTTCTTACCCTTAAATAGTCCAAATACATCTGATCCATCGAACTTTGATAATAATTATATTTTTTCTGTGATCTTAAAGTCTATCTTGTAATTCACCAATGGTATTGGTGGATGCGGTTTAATCTTAGATTGCAACTCCTCTGGTATCCACTCGATCAGCTCTTTCTCTCTTAGATTTCTTAGATTGTTGTATACACTAGCTATGCTAATTCCTAAAGCCCTTGCCATAATGTGTTTTCCTACTTGTATGTTGTATTGGTCAAGTACACAAAGTAACTCTAGTAACCTGTATTCATTTTCACCCATATTTTTCGCGCTGTAATCGTTTTAAATAAGTCGGAGGATATAATGTACCTCTCCGATACTTCCGTGCGTTCTAGACCCCTTTGAACCCTGTTCTAGGGCAACAGACGCACCTTTAGACACCCACCCTCACCACCGTTACAGTCCTTTTCTCTGTAAACTGTTTGATATCGATAACTCCGTTCTTCTGCTGTGAATCGTCCTGATATAGTCCTTCAGTATTTTGGACTTGCTTCTCATCTGCGTTGACTTGAACTCATAGTTATCAGCTTGGTCTTGTAAATTTTGTAAGTAACCTATCATCCTTGCTTCTAGGTCTACTAAATCGTTGAGATCACTGATCTCGCTCATTGATTTTGCAAGTTTAATATCGTCCTCTAGTTGTTCTAATCCTTCCATTCTAGTTCGTCCTTACTTGAAAAATTAAGATCGTGTTCTATTTCTTCCGCCCTATGTACATCCTCTTCTAACTCTGTTAGTTCTCTTTTCTTCCTTGAATGGGTCTTTTGCCATTCTTGGTAGTATTCAAAGTCAGCTATCTTCACGTCCTGATTACTCATGATCTTGTCTTGTATCTCTTTTATTTTCTTCAGGTTATAGTTTTTCATTAGTTAATTGCATCTATTGCTGCGTCCATTTCAGCAAATTCATTTTCTACTTCTTCTACTTCTATCTTTTCTGCAAATGGATCCCCACCGTAAGGGAATTTCTCTGAGACATACAAATTATCTAGGTTTATTTCCATACCCTCATAGGTTTTCTTTATGTCTGCATCTAGTTCTCTGTGTGGTTTTGCTATTACCGTATACTTAACTCTCTCACCCTTTTCTCTAGTTATTACCAAATCATACTTGGTTAGATCTCCCCAGTCGGCATCCTTTTTGTAAGCTAACATGGATTTCATTATGTCTTTCTGAGTAATGTTCAATATCTGAACCTGCTTGGCTGAATAATTCCATACAACCATACTCCAAAATGCACTAATGCTTGGGTTCCCGAACTGATTTACTGTCACATCCCCCATAGGTATCTTTACATTTGGCTGCACCCTTTTCGGCTTTCTATTTCCATCTACTTCTACCCAGTACTCAGTACCTACTATAATTTCACTTAAAATCCTTAATCTGTTTTCTCCGTCTTCTAGCTTCATATATTTGCTCTGAGTTGGTACTTGGTAATTATCTGTAAGTAACATAACTTTGTTTTAAGAATTAAGAACTTGTAAATATTTAACTCCGTTTGGATATTCTATAAGTGCTTCTATTGGCAATTCTGTCTTAGATGTTTCTTTGATCAGTTCTATTTCTTCCATTACATCATAGTAACCACCTATTAGTTTCTCCATAACTACATTGTTCCAATAGATTGTTAGTGTGAACATCTTGTTTAGTTGATAAGTAACTAACATAGTATACAACTCATCCAAAATTATGTCAAGGCATTTTAAAGATTTCTAGGAAATAATCTCCTACAATTTTCGTAAACTCTTCATGGGACAGCCTAATCTCCTCTAATTCAGTTGGGTTTACCTCTAGCCTGCGTGGTATTCTGACTATTTTTCCAGAGTTTTTGTCGTACCAGCACACTATTGTATTTAATCTAACAAGTTCAATCCTGTTCATATCATGGTTTCAACAAGTAAACTATTGTCGTTCTTCTCATCGGTGTAAGTTGTGATCTTTGCATTACCCCTATAGAACCTTAGCTGGATACTTCCTCTAGGGTTCCTAGATGTTACTTTGGCTTTAACTACCTGCAAATAGGCCTCATCCTTCATCTCGCTAGAGTATTTATCATCACCAAACTTCTCTCTGTGAAGTATCATTACCTCTGTTGAATCCTGCTTAAAAGAAGCCGAACCTGCAATATCATTGATAGAGATTATCTTTCCTTCCTGAGTTTTCCTTGGATGAGCAATTATTAAAATAGCGGACTTTAACTTTTTAGTTCCCATTGCCAGTTTTCTGATTAAGGTTCCCTGTGCTTGGAGATAATTCACTTCATCTGGAATAATATACCCAACATGATCAACGATTATCAGGTCGTATCTCTCACCATTGCCAAAGATTATCTGCTCCATCTGTTCGTATGTTCTGCAGGATTCACTCAGTAAAATATCTATCCCGGTATCCTTGTAGTCCTCATCAACAAGCTCATCATAGTTTTTACCCGAATCCAAGGAGGCTAGGATAGTAGTAATAGAAATGTCAGGCTCTAGTGCTAGGTAGAGAACTTTCTTTCCTGCCTTTGATAGTCTATATGCAAAGTTACAAGCTAGACTTGTCTTTCCCGAATTTGTATCTCCGGTCAAAGTATACAAATGGCTCGGGATAAAGCCTTTGATGATCTCATCAAGCTCTGGATAACCAGTTGATGGTGCACCCTTCTCTAGTCGTCTCATCTCCCTTACCCTATCCAGTAATCCTGTTATCCTAAGTGGCTTTGCTATTTGCTTAAAGTCTGCTTTATTCATAGCACTTTCAAATAAGGTTTTTAATTCCTTCTGCTCAAGTGGTGGCTTCAGAGTATTGTTCATAGCTACTACTGAGTCCCACGCCAACTCCTCAGGCTTACCTTCCAGAGAACATGCAAACCTATACAGTAAATCATTCCTGCTTCCTTCTCCCTTTCCAACAATCTGATCAATCCTAAGTCTCTCCCTAGGCTTGTTCTTAGTCTCCAAGTAGTTCAAAGGGAAGGGTGGAGGTACATTGTCGTAAAGCTTTGGCTTCTCTAATGCCCATTTGTAAGATATCCCTGAAGGATGAATGGACGGTGGTGCTACACAAAGTCCTCCATCAGCCCTGATATCTACTGCTTGTCCATCAATCCTAACTGTGTTGTGGATTTCCCCGGTGTAACTGAAGTAAAGGTGAAAGCCTTTAGAGGTCTTAACCTTCATCGGTGTATGGAGTCCAAACGGATGATCATCTCCGTTGTCGGCGTCCACTACAACTAGGTTACTGATCTTACCAGTAACAATCCCGATGTTATTCTCTGTGTTCTCAAACCACTCCTTCAACTCCTCAGGTTCCGGAAGTCTCTCTTGAAACTCCTTCCATTCCCGAATAGGAAGTTTCTCCCTAGGCCTTAGAGGTATCACGCTCCAGCCCATCTTGAACACGTAGTTTACGGCGTAGTCATACGTTCTCACGGTTTTCAGCTAAAAATTGTTTAACCTCCTTCTTCATGTCGTCCTCCATTTCGGGAAGGATCGGCGTGTCTAGTATCGCTTGGATGTAGTTCGCGGGCTCTCCTTGGCGGTTCTTCTTGCGCAACAATACCGTTAGGTTGATATCCTGAAAGAACTCACTGCAACGTCCGCGCTTACGAATCGCCAATAGTATATTTTCCAAACCATACTCCTCAAGCTGATAGTCTAGATTGTTTTGGAGGCTCCTCATACTCCTCACCTGAGCCCGTGGATTTCTCTGGTTCCATAGTTTCTGTACCAGTAAATATTGGTGATTATTCTCAGAAATTTTGGTTTTCGCGTAACTAGTATCTTTCTTAGTATATTGTATATTAGTATGTCCTCGTTCTTGAGGTGGGGTTCCACCTTGTTTCTGAGGTGGGGCCACCCTATTTTTAAGGTAGGGACCTACCTCATTTCTGAAATACCCATCGTTTCCCATGGATACCATGTCTACTATAGATATTTTGGTTCTACCTAGGTTAGAATCCCCCCTTGAGTATTCCCTTTGTAAGAGACCATATTTTTCTAGGCTAGCCAAGGTCTTTTGGATTGTTTTTACTGATTTACCAATGCTCGCGGCTATAAATTCGTTACTTCCGAAGAATGGTTTACCACTATGGTTAAAAGTGAAGAGCAAGGAAAATACTAGCTTTTCTGTTGGACTAATCTTATCACTCCTGAGAATAATCGATGGTATGATAGAAAAGTTCGCGTAATCTGCTACTTCTTCCTGTCCCTCTATCTTGGTTATACGTAAACTGTCTAAGACCTCACTACTGATTTTGGCTTTCATTTTAAGAAAGTAATAAGTATAAGCCCTAAGCAGAGGGCGCAACCGTGAAGAAGAACCCCCTGCTTAGGAATTACAAATTAGAGAAAATTTACAATCACGGTTGCTATACATAACTACTAATCTATATATTTTTGGATCACTTGTCAAGCCCCAAAAGTGGACTTTTTTTCTTCGCAAAGTTTTTGAAAATTTTAGAAACTCGGATTTCCAGCAAAGTCTTTCCCTTTGTGGGCTGGAGCTTTTCTCCAAGAAATTTTAGCCTCCTAGAAAAAAGTTCCAATTCTCTATGATTTTTTGGCTCCTGTGATATTTTTATTTGACCTCCTATCTCCCCATGTGGTGGCTACACTAGAGGCTATGGACACGCGCTCAGTAGTTACTTATCGTATACCGGAAGCGGTAAAGGGGATAAACTGAGCGCATCCCATTCTATCACATCAGCTCATCTAGGCTTCTAGGATATCTTGCAAGCTCAATCTCTATGAGCTCTGCTAGGTCTTCATGGTCTTTAACATACTTAGTTTGTAGAATATCTATAGCTAGATCTTTAACCTTCTCTAGTACTTTCTGTAAATCGCGCCATGTTAGCCTCTCCGCATACATAACAGCCTCTAGGAGCCCTTCACAGCTCATTAGAGCGTATTGAGTGAAGGAGTTGGCTACAGCGTCCACGTCACCTATCATCTCCCATCTATTGGAACTAGTTCCATTCTCCCATACGTGGGGAGTTATGAAATAACCTAGCTTGCCGGCGTTCGTTAGGTCTCTAATGGTGACATCTTCAGGGGAGAAGGTATCAGAGGTGAATATATCTTTCCACGTCAGATCTGAGCAGTTGTACATCGTTTTAGCATAATAAATAATATAAACAGGCTTCACACGTGCCTATCTAGATTTAAAAACAGGGGAGCATATAGCCCCCCTAGACTTATTCAGTTTCTACTATCTCATAGAAGTTCTCTAGCTCATGTAGCTTCTCTAAGTAGTCATCATCATTCATGTCTAGATTACCTTCTAGTATCTCAGAGGTCTTATCATCCTCTACCCATTGAATAACGAGTGTTTCCGCTTTCTCTCTAGTGTCTGTTTCATCTATAACGTCTCCGTTCTCTCTACATTGAATTATATATTTCATAATTAGAAAGGTAACAAGTTATTACTAAGTTGTATTTCTCCTATGCGTTTTAGGCAAGCGCACCATGATCCATATTGATCTCTGTACTGTTTCTTATTCCCTGCCCACAACTCAAGCATATCTAAGCACAAAGTGTTGTTAAGTTGTGTAGGTGTACTTTCAAAATTCCTTATGACTACATTGGTTAGCGCTAGAAAATTCATTTCTTTATGTTAAGAATTAAGAGTAAATCCTTTACTATTTAATAACTTTACTTGCTCCATAATTGTATCCAATCCATATTTGGCAGGTAGTTTACCTACTTGATAGATGGCCTCCTTGCGTGTATCTGTAAAGATGCCCATATTATGCCCCGTGGAATATTCTGTAACAGTCCAATAGTCACCGCTCTCCACTTTGTGAGCATATAGATCAATGCTCATATCTTCATGTCTCCATGTATCCACGTAATAGGCCTTTGCTTCCAGTTCCTTGCCTGTTCCTGTAGCTAGTTTAATAATTCTTGTTTTCATTGTTTTAATTTAATAATCTATTTTATGTTGTATTCCCTCACTGTATTCTCTATATGACATATCACTAATGTCACCAGTTGAACGTCTTAGTATTTCTTCCAATCTTCTATGTATGCCGCAATCTAAAGCATCGTTACCTCTTGCTCTGAAAGAGAAGGTACTTTCATCCCCTATGTAGCTTGATTCTCCTATGAATACATTAAAATCATTTGGTGATGCTCCGTATTGTTTACAAGCTTCCTTGAAAGCGCGTAGTACTTCATCTGTAGCAGGTAAGGTGCTGGACACCATCACATACTTAACTTGCGGTATGTCATCCCTTGCGTTATCAATATCATAATAGTCAGTCATACCGTCAAAGGTTCCTACTTGGTATTTGTCTGTTATTGTCTCCACTTTTTCAATGTCCAATGTGTCTACGTAATGTATGCTAACCGCATCTCCACCTGCAAAGTTGTCACTAGTTACGCTGAATTTAACAGCAGGAAACTTTTCTTTAAGTTCCTTTCTTATTGCTTTAGCGCATTGAGCTGATTCTGTCATTTCAGGAAAATAATAAGTAAATAAAACTTACAGCAACTACCATAACTAGCATGCCCACGCCCCATGCTACATTCAAGACCGGCTGGTATCTATCCAGTCTATCTAGTGGGTTGATTCGCTTCCTTGCGTAATCCTTCATATGAATAATAGATTAATAAGTAACTATCCAACTATATAACATGATATCTAATATGTCAAGTGTTTTACAAAAGAAAAAACCAATGCTGAGAGTCCAATGCAACAAAGGATAAATAGGTGATGCAATCGTTTAAAATATGTGATAGAATAGGTAATATCGCAATAAAATGGTATACCAAAGTAAAGGTAAGTGGTTTTACGATCAAGTCGGACCTTTTGAAAAAGAGGAAGAGGCGATACGTTATGTAATAGAAGAGGTAAAGAGAGAAAAGAAAAGAAAAATAAGGTTTACAATACCTAAGAGAGGCAAGAGATTCTACAAGTAGGAAAAATAATATTAAGTCAATATCAATATACAAGGAGTTTAATATCTTTAGTGGAGATTGTAGAATTACAGACGGGGATATACACGGGTAACATATGAAGCAGCATATAACGATAGAACAACTTAACGAGCTAAGTAGTGGGGCAAAGGAGCTATTGAGAGCATGGTGGATACCAAGGGAGGGAGACTTTTTCAGTAGTGATGGCAAGGAATATCTTGTTTGTGATAAGAGCAGTCTAGATGGTGGGATGGATGTAAGTAAGGATGATGGTGATTTGCCTCTCCTCTCAATAGGTCAGATGATAGAGCTTCTGGATAAAAGCGGTGTAGATATCATGTTTAATAGTGTAGAGGATATATGTGATTCTCTGTGGAATGGGTGCAAGAAGATCTTAGGGGATACGGATAAGACGGAAGAAGCAGAAGGAGTTCTCAGTGTATCTGGTGTATCTGGTGTGTCTGTTGTCTTACAACTACCTAGATAGTTTATGATAGAATATACCCAACACACAGGGCTTGAGTAAGGAAAAAGGGGAGATTTAACCTATAACTGACACACACAGGCCTTGCTGGTAAATGGGCGATGTCCAAAAAAGCGGGGTTTGATAAATTAAGAAAGTAACCTATAATTAAAAGATTTCTTGATAGAAAAACTTATGGCAGGAAAATGGGGAGGAAAACAGCCAGGAGCAGGAAGGCCTAAGGGCAGCAAGAATGCTAATACAATTGAAAGGGATGCTGCATTAGCTCAATACAAGGAGAGAGTAGCCAAGCTCACTGATAGCCTGATGGATAAACAGCTTGCGTTAGCTAAGGGGTGTAGTTATCTTTACAGGATAGATAAGGATGAGAAAGGAAAGAGACAGAAGCCAGAGCTTGTGACAGATGAGAAGGAGATCAGGGCATATTTGGAGGGTGGTTATGATAGTGAGACATATTATTTCATTACTGCAGAGAAGCCAGACCTAAGAGCAATTCAAGACATGTTGGACAGAACATATGGGAGGGCTGCGCAGTCAATGGATGTAACTTCAGGAGGGGAGAAGTTGGAAATATTATCCTTACTTTCGGAGGTAAATGGACAATCAAAAAGCATACCAAGAGCTGAAGGAGAAGTTAGGGAGCCGGGAGTGGAGGTTAAATAATCTCTATTATGTCCTAGACAAGCAGGGAAACAAAGTCCAGTTTGTGCCTAACGTCTTTCAGGGCTTTCTACTAAAGAACCTATGGTTTCTTAACATTATTCTAAAGGCTAGACAGCTGGGAATGAGTACGTTCATTGAGCTGTTTATCTTTGATATGTGTTTCTTCAATGACAATATTACTGCTGGAATAATAGATGCTACGCTACCAGACGCTAAGAAGAAGTTAAAGAAGATCAAGTTTGCATATGAGCACTTAGCAGAGCATATGCCTAGTCTATCGGAGCAGTTAAAGCAAGCAAGGCCTATCGTAAAGGATAATGAGCAGGAGATAGTGTTAAGTAATGGATCTACAATATACGCTGATACGACCTTTAGAGGTGACACGGTACAGATACTACATATTTCAGAGTACGCTAAAATTTGTAAGAAAGACCCCATTAAAGCGGATGAGATAAAGGCAGGAGCTTTGAACTCTGTAGCCCTTGGACAGTTTGTGTTTATTGAGAGTACCGCAGAAGATGGGTATGGGGATTTTTATGAGAAGTGCACAAGGGCAGAGACTTTAGAAAAACAAGGGAGCAAGCTAACAGAATTGGACTACAAGTTTTTTTTCTTTCCATGGTGGAAGCAAGAGGAGTACAAGCTAGAGAAGCCCGCAGGGTTTGGATTCAGTACAGCCAGCAACGAATACTTTAAAGAGCTAGAGGATAAAGGGGTTAAGTTGGATGATGATCAAAAGTTCTGGTATGTGAAGAAAAAGGAAGACCAAGGGGAGGACATGAGAAGAGAATTTCCTAGTACAGCACAGGAAGCATGGGAAAGTGCAGATGGTGATAAGTATTACAAGCGTATAGTAATTGAATTGAGGGGTAATAACCAAGTTTGTGAGTTCCCTATAGAGCCCGGAGTAGTGATAGATACTGACTGGGACCTTGGGAGAGAGGACTATACAAGCATTATCTTTACGCAGACAGTAGGAAAGGAAATAAGAGTAGTGGACTTCCTAGAGGGAATGGGAGAAGCCTTACCATTTTACAATGAGCAACTGATAAGAAAGGGGTATTTATGGGGCAAGTTCTATCTACCGCATGATGCAGCCAATAACTTGTTAAGTAGTGAGAAAAACATCCTACAGCAGATGCAGGACGCATGGGGAGCAGGAAATGTAGAGATAGTACCTAAGCTTGATATAGATGTTGGAATAAACGAGGTAAGGAAGTTATTGCCTAAGATGTGGTTTAGAAAGAGCACTACAGAGAAGCTACTAGAGCATATAGAGAAGTACTCTAAGAAATGGAGTGAAGCAATGGGAGTATATACAGGGCCAAAGCATGATGAGCATAGCCATTCCGCGGATAGCTTACGTGGACTTGCGGTTAGGTATCAGGAAGCCAGGGTTGAGTACAAGTCAGAACATCCTAGAAAGTCGATGTTAGCGATGAAGCGGAGATATTGATAGCCTATAGGTGAACAAAAACATAAAAGTGTGTTCTATAGCAGTAAAGGATTAAATGACAGTCGTGCAGGCGGTGGACAAAAAACAGATAGTAGTCCTATAAGTAAATATTACAGAAAATTATGAACCCACTAATTAAGATCACGATAGAAGGAAGGCCATTGAGTGTAGAAATGACGGCGGACGAGTTCAGGATCATGAACAGTATATTGGAATGGTTGAGAAGTAATGATGAAGGAAAGTTCACAATCCAGAGGAGTGAGGGTAGGGTTAAGTTCGATATTGACAGATGGAACAGGTTTGCACCGTTTAGGTCACTAAGTGATGAAGAGAGCGCGGAGAATGGTGGAGGTTTGTTAAAAAGTAGCGTATAATATAAAAAACTTACAGATTTTAGCTCAGCAATCCTGACGCTTGGTATTATACTAGGCGTCTTTTTTTATGAACACATCACCAGAGGGAATCACACAAAGCTATGCAGACAAGGTAGACATGCGGACCAAGGGGTCTAAGGATAAGTGGGCTAACAAGGAAGAGATAAGAACAGCGGAGATGGTATGGAGGCGGTTTGACGTGATGCGGGATTTTATGGAGGGTACATGTCCGTTTATTTGGGAGGCAGGGACAGAGGGGGAGGAAACAGAAATGGTAGGGGGACAAGGGAGCTGGTTTGATTATTTGGATAGGTGTGAGGAGCAGTGGTCAATGATAAGGTTGTATGATGATGGCGATATGGACTTTAGAAGCCCTATAGTATTTTCTCCAATAGAGGCCATTATGGCAGACTTCCAGAAGGCTGAAATAACTGCAATGATAGAGCCTGCAGAGTACAGGGAGGATACAGCAAAGGCTAAGTTACTTCAGTATGCAGAAAATCATTTATACAACAAAAAGAGTACGCAGATTAGAAGAACAGACAAGGAGACCTTCCACAGTAGTTTAAAGTTTGGTTGGTCGATAAGATATGTGGGATGGTTTGATCAAAGTAGAGAGCTAGAGATTCAGGTTGAAAAGGTAATGGAAGGTGATGAGAAAAAGAAGAAAAAGAACAAGGAGATATTAGACAGTGGGAAGCCGGTAACAGAGAAGCAAACGAAAACAGATCACAACGATATAGGGCATATTTGGGTTTCAAACTATGATTTCTATCCTGATCCTGATGCTAAGTACATGAGAGGACTTATGGATGAGATGAGCGACTGTATCTGGTTAAACAGTCCATCAGTAGAGGGAGCACTAGCAGAGTTTAGAGACAGTAAGGATCCGTATGTGATCAAGGATAATGTAGAAAAGATAGTATCAGCTGCAAATGCTTCTAGGGGATATGACAGTGATAAAAACGAACCTTTCTTTGATCCTACACCAAGTAAAGACCAAGAGACACAGGTTGTACTTCTAAGGTATTACAACAAGAGAACTGACAAGTATATAGTTTTAGCTAATGATGTAGTAGTTAGGGATGGACCAATCCCCTACAATTTCAAGCAGTTACCATTTGTAATGCACAAGCTAATCAATTGGGAGGGGCATCTATTTGGAATCGGATTACCAGCAGCGTTAGAGGCTTTGCAGTCTAGTGATGAGACCCTAACAGGTTTGATGATGAGACAGTTAGGAATAAACATAGCTCCTCCGATGATCTACAACAAGAAGTTAGCAGAGGACCTAGAGGCATGGGAGAGATACGAGCCGGGACAGCAGATAGGATTTAGTGGTCCGGTAACTGAAAACGATTTGAGATGGATGCCGCAGTCACAGGCAAGGTTTGATTATTTCAACATGAAGAGCGAGCTAAGACTAAATACGACTTTAGCGGCAGGGATAGACAGTTTAGCTAGTGCTTCACCTAATCCATCATCAGCGGTAAGAACCAACATGATGAGTATGGAAGCTACGCAAAAGATCATAGCCAAGCATTTAGATAATTGGGGAGACGCTAGAGAAGAGGCGGTATGGATGGATCTTAGGCTAATGCAGCAATTCTATCCTAAGAGCTACACAGAGGAATTAGATGACAAAGGCAAGAAGTCAATAAAGTACAAGATCATTAAGACTAAGGAGAACATAGAGATCAAGGAAGGCAAGGACGGATTAGCAATAGAGAATGTAGACGGATCTAAAGGGTTTTTCGAGATGAAGGGGGAGTACCTTGAGCTAATGGGAGATGTGGATATTAAGTTAAATTTGGATCAAGTATTAGCACCAAGTAAAGCAATGCAAGCGCAGAACTCTAAAGACTTACTAGGAGCTTTAGTGCCGATATATAGTAAGCCTGAGATCTTAGAAGCACCCGGAATGAACGAACTTGTAAGGTGGGTATGTGAGACACATGGAGCACCGCCAAATGTTACAGACATGCTTCAGAACAGCTCAAGTGAGCAAGATATTGATATAGCAAGACAGCAGAACGAGATGATATCAGAGGGGAGAGTGGTATCAGGGCATCCGGGAGAGAGCATAAGGCATATCCAGGAACATACGGTTTTGATAGAGGATCTTTACCAGGCAAGGAAAGAGGATGAGGACAAGATGGCCAAGTTACAAGTAGCACCTGAGAACATGACACCTGAGAAGATGAGAAAGACCGCGGACGAGCTGGAGAAGATAAACATAATAACTCAGAAGATAGACAGGATAATCAGTGACCTAATGGAGCACATTAAGGTGGACAGAATACCTAAGTATGCAGCTGCAGAGGCTCTAGAAGCGAGGCAACAGCAAGCAGGTGGAATGGTGCAAGGAATGATGCCACAAGCCCCTCAGATGGCTCCTGGCGCGATTCCCGGGCCACAAATGGGAGGAATGCCACCACAAGGTCCACAGGGGGTAGCTCCTCAAATGCCACAAGGAATGCCACAGGGTATACCGGGAGGTGTTCCGCAGGGTATAATGTAATTATTACGGGTAATTTATGAATACGAACAAGCCAAACAAAAGACCGGTAGATTATGGTGCTCTTGAGAAATTAAACTCAGAGGAAATAGAGGCGTTAGCAAGTTTAAAGGGATCACTAGCAGAGAGTGCGGTTAGAAAGTATTTAGAAGTTAGAAGACTGGACCAGTTGGAGTATTTATCAAGGCTAACACTTATTGATACTGTTCTAGTTTTGGACCAGTTAAAAGATACTCAAAGTAGAACTAATGAAGACATACACTTAGCGGTGTTGTTTGATAAGGCACACGAACTAAACAATTTAAGAAAAAAGAAAGTTTAATTATTACGGGGAAAAGATGAATAAAACCGATAAAGTAACGGATGGTATAATCAAGGATGAGTTGGAGAAGAGAAAGAACTTCGAGGCAGCGATGAAAGAGCTTGAAGCATTTAACGAGAAACTTATAAAGAAGTATGGACTTAGATTATCATCGTATATGCAACCAGTAATAACTTTGGTAATTGCAGAGACAAAATAAAGAGTATATAATAATGCAACTAGGCAATCCCGATGTTGGACATACTGAGTATGTTTAGCATCGGGATTTTTCTATTTTTACTTTACGGGTAATAAAAAATGAACGAAGACCAAAAGCCTACTGATGATGCCCTCCAAACGGACACGCAGGCAGAAGTAGACAAAACGGCCCCTCAAGGCAACGATGAGCACGCCGGAGAAGAAGTTGATACAACTGTATCCCCTGAAAAGCACGATACGGACGAGAAGCAGTTTCGACTCAACAAGAAGATGAGTAAGGTTGAGAAGGAGCTAGCGGAGTTAAAGAGACAGCCAAAAACACATGATGCTGCAACTTTAGCTAGATTAGACCGTGTTTTTAGGGGTAATCCTTCAGAATACGAAAACTGGCGAAAAGAGAGTGTAGCTTCAGGGTATAAGGACTACGGTTCTTATGATCAAGTTTATGGGGGTCAGACAGCTCCGCAACCACAGCAAAGTAGTGGATACAACCCACAACAGATACTGGGTGCGGTAGACTTCGTAACAGAAGTTAAATCTATTATCAATAGATATCCGGAGTTCGATACCACGCTTGCAGAGGATGCAGATGATGCGGATATAAGGCAAAGTAATTTACAATTTGTAATGGACCTAGCCACGAAGAAACAAGCATTAGCAGCCAAAACAGGCAAACGCTTAACGAGACAAGCAGCGGTAGATCAGGCTCTTGTTGCACTTGATCCTGATAAATATGCAGAGCAGATTCGTAATGAAGCAAGGTATGAAGGAATGCAGGATGCCTATTCTAAGGGAGCCGGTAACACTTCAGGAATGTCATCGGGTTCAGCAAAACCAGGAGCCGTCCATCTGGACGATGAAGATCGTGCGGTAGCTAGGAAACTAGGACTAACGGACGAGGACATGCTGGATCAGAAGAAAAAGGGCTAAGATATCCGATTATTTTGTTGTGACACCTTAAAGGAGGTGGTTTTTACATATTTATACAACAAATAATGAACACCGAATTATGGAACGCACCATCGAGAGGGCGTGAGCGCAGAGTGATCAAAAACTCTGAGGTAATCAAGCTAGGTGACTTCGTGGTGAACGAGAGCACGGGAATGGCCAATGTTGATGCAACAAGCGAGAAGATTGAAGGATATGCAGTAGACATTGTAGGGGCTGACGGAGTTTCTCTAAGGTCCGCAAGTGTTGACACTTCATATACTGGTACTTGGGCATCTTCAACTAATCAATACACAGCCTCAGCAACTAATGCTGATTCAGGTGGTGATGGAGTAATGGTTGAGTTTGTACCACTTCACGAGGGAGATGAGATAAGAGCTACTCTAGATGCCGCAAAAGGCACTACTACTGGTAGTAACATAGCTGGCTATTTTATAGCAATTGATGTGTCCGACTCAGCCAAGCTGGGTGAGAATACAGCGAGTGCTACTAGAACATCCACTCAGTTTGAGATCACAGATCCACGACTAGAAGCTGCAACAACCGAAATAATCGTGAGAGTAGGTGCAAGAGGTACTGATGAGTACACCAACTCATAAAATATTATTTAGATATTAGTTAAAAAAAGATGCCACAAAACGTAAATGATTTGCCAAAGACATACAAGTCGTGGGCAAATGGCTATAAAAAGCTCATCGATACGGCATACAAAAAGGGTGAAGACTTCCGTAAAGGAATATTCTCCGTAATGCCTACCGAAAACTGGGAAGACAGAATAGTAGAAATTGGTACTGTAGCAGGTCTAAGCGCATGGGCAGTAGGCGGACGTGCTAACCAATCCGATATTAAAGAAGGATACGACAAAAGATTAGTTCAGTTCAGATATGGTAAAGAGGTAGCAATAGGTCGTGTTGCAGAGAAGTTCCAAGGTTACGATGTAAGGTTAACCAAAAGAGCAACTAGGGGACTAGGTACAGCTGCTTACCTTCTACAACAGAAGGCTGCATTCTCTATCCTATCCTATGCAACAGCAGACACAAATACTTACCTAACGGGCATTAAGGGAACCACAGTTTCCGCACTAGGTCCTGATGGCAAGAGATTTGCTTCTACGCTTCATCCATGTTCTCCTACAAACTCTAGTACTTGGAGCAACGTTTTAGCAGACAATGCTGCAGTAGGCGAGGATGCTTTGAAGGCTATGATTGAAAACTTAAACAATCAGCTAGATGACAGGGGAAACAGAAGACACTTTGGTCAAGGCGGATATATCTGGGTAGTTCCTCTAGAGGAATTTGCAGAAGCCTCAAGGATCGTAGGATCTGATTTGAGAAGTGGAGTATCAGATAATGATATGAACGTATACAAGGGTGGATTCAATGGTAGACCTATTACAGTTCGCTGGGTCCCATGGTTGTCAGAAGTAAGCTCAACAGCTCACTTCCTAATCGCAAGAGACGCTATGGAAGACGAGAACTTACTAGTTCTTGAGAGTCAACCAGTGTTAATTGATGACTATATGGATGATTCCACAAAGACAGCCTATGTACGTGTCGAGTACATTGCAGAGACTGGATTTGTATCAGGAAGAGGGGTTTGTGTATCTGTCGGTACTGGTACTGGTACATACACTGCTTAAACTTAGCTATTGCAGGTGGCGGGTTGTTTATACGGGTTTAGCCCGCCACTAGCTTAAAAACTGCTGGCAATAGTATTTAAAGTTTTTAAAATATTTAAATGGCAAAATTACAAACGGTTTCAAAGAGAAGGTTCTCCAAAATAACCAACAATGATGCTCAGGTAGTAGGATCACTGGAAGTCGGCTGGTACAAAGATACAGCCACTACAGATGCTTTCTTCAAGTTGCCTTCACTAACAACAGCACAAAAACTCGCCTTAACAGGAGAGGGTGGAATGCTGGTGTACGATAGTACTCTAGGAAAGTTACAGCAATACTCCGGAGCAGGGTGGGGTAGTTTAGATGGTACAGCTGCAGGTTCAATGGATGCTGCATATAACGGAGGTTCTACTGTAACAGTAGACGCCGCCGCAGTAACATTAACCTCAAGTCTAACTAGTGCTGCGCTAGTAGTCACTGCAGATAGTGTAACTACAGGAAATGGTGCTGAAATAAGTGTAGCCGGACTAACGGAAGGTAATGGACTATTGATTAGTGCAACGGAAGCCACTCTAACCTCTGGGTTTTATCTAACCCTCTTTGATGGAGCAGCTAATGACTTCACAGTAGGAAAGTACGGAGCTACCGTAATAGCTGGTAATGCTGCAACTGATGTACTAACGCTAACGGCAGGACATCTTGTGGTCAGTTCAGGGAATATTACTACTTCCGCAGGGAATTTGGTAATTACTGGTACTGCTACAATTTCAAGCACGCTAGCGGTATCTGGTGCATTAACGATGGATTCTACTGCAGTGATTGATGTGACTAATGCAAATGCATTTAAGATCAGAAAGAACGGGACAGGTACAACAATATTCAATGTAGACACCACGGGTGATGCTGCAGACACAGAGTTTACTCTAGTATCTGAGCCAACCACAGGAACTGGTCTATTATTTACACCAGCAACCACTACAGGTACTGGTATGTATATTGATGGAACAACAGTAACTACTGGTGATGTTCTAAAGGTTAAAGTAATCTCCGGAACAATGGAGGCTACGGGAGCTGCTATCTCGGTAGTAGACGATTCTACAGAGATATTTGCAATAAGGGATGATGGTTCGATCTACCAAAAGGGTACTGCTGAGGGCACTACTGGCTATCAATTAGCCACAGGTGATCTTGTAGTAACTGATGGTGATCTAACGGTGAGTGGTGGTGAAGTAGCATTTACTTCTAATGCTAACGCAGCGGGGGTAGTTGTAGTGAATAATACTCTTACAACTGCTAATTCCCTATTCGATGTATCCTCCACAAGTATTACCACGGGTGCTTTAATGAGGCTTAATGCCAATACAGCAGCACATGATGGTGAGGTCTTAGAGGTTATCTCTGCAGGGGATGCTACCAGTACTCCAGTGGGTATTTCTGTAACCATAGCTAGCCCAACTACGGGTGCCGCTAGGGGTATGGAGATTACTATGGTAGGTGCAACAACTACAGCCAAAGGCTTAGCAATCACTATGGATGCGCTAACCACAGGCGATATGCTGTATCTGGATAATGGTGGAGGTACTATGACTGGTGATGGTAAATACATAAATGCTAATGACGACAATGTAAGCGTGTTCGCCGTAGCAGCAGATGGAGCAACATCGATTACACAATTAGTAGCTACTTCTACAGGCTTAAAGATAGATGGTATCTGGACAAGTGGACAGGCACTACATATCGATAACGCCTCTGGAGTACAGGCTGATAATACGGCAATGATCTTCCTTGATGCTGGTGGTGCAATGGCATCAGGCAGCAACATGTTAAGACTAGCCCCAACTGGAACACCAAATGCCGGTGCAATTGGTATTGAGTTTGTGGGCGCTGGCAAGGCATTAACAGCTATGTATATAGACGCTGATCCAACAGCAAGTGATGTAGTTACTATCAACGGAGGTGGGGTTCTAACTGATAACAACGCTGTACTTACAGTGATGTCTGATGGAGCTATCGCAACTGGTGGTAATACATTCAGAGTAGAGACTGCAGGAACACCTGCAAGTGGTGCAATCTATGCAGAATTCAACTTTACTGGCATTACAGACTCCAATGAAAACGTTGGTGTCAAGATTGATGCAGGTGGAAAGAAAGTGGTTGGTCTGTATGTTGATGCAGACCCGGTCGCTGGCTCAGCAGTATATCTTACTTCTGGAGCAGCACTAGCAGCAGATAAAGCAACTCTTGAGGTTGTAGCAGTTCCAACAACCAACAACGCAGACTCTGCAGTTGCCAGGTTTGAGCAGACTCATACAGCAGGTGGAGCAAATATTCTGCAACTTGTACAATTGGATATCGATAAGCCATTTATTGGATTTGAGACAACGGTTGGTGCAGGAAATGCAGTACAGGCAGTAGCAGCCTTGAACCTAACAGCCACTCACTACGTAATGGTAGACATTGAGGGTGTTGGTACTAGGTACTTTGCAGTAGGTACGTTAGCTTAAGGTTCTTAACCAATACGGGTGTATGTAAGAACAACTTGGGGGGAGGAGCCCGTAAATTCTCCCCCAAACTTAAAAATTTATTTTTTAACGGGTTTTTATGAAAGCCAAGTTACAAATTGTAGAGAGAATAAATCTCTTGAGTGTTTTACCTGAGAAGGGCAACTTTGCCACGCTGAGAGTTGTTGACGATCTAAGACGCAAGTTAGCATTCACTGATGAAGAGCTAACGGCCTTTGAAATGAAGATTGAGACAGACAGAGTACTGTGGAATAAAGAGAAGGAAGTAGAGGTCGAGATGGAGTTCGGAGAGTTCGCAGAAAAACTAATTGTTGACAGTCTCAAAGAGCTAGATAAAAAAGAAATGCTAGAAGCAAAGCATAAGAGCTTATATGAGAAATTTGTCGAAAAACAATAGTTATTAAATAAAAACAATGATTGTATATTATCCAGAAATAGAAGGTGCAACAGACATCAAGGGGCAGGTAGATTTACAGGGCAACACTTACAACTTGTTAGTGGGGGGTACTATAGAAGTATCTGAAGAGACTGCTAGAAAGTTTAAGTCCACCTTTCCTTTCCTAAAGCTCTATCCAAAAGAGGACTGGAAGATCAAGCAGGACGAAACTGAAGAGATAGAAGAGCCCAAAAAAGGTCTAGTGGACCAGATGGAGAAGGAAGAGCCTAAAGAGACTAAGGAGCTTAATCTTGATGAGGCCAGCTACAAGGAACTACAGGCTAAAGCAAAAGAGCTAGAGATTAAAGCTAATCAAAGTCCTGCAGCTTTAAAGGAACAGATAAAGGCAAGATTAGAGTAACTTTTAATATTAGAAAATGGCTGATTATAATGTACAAAACTTCGATATAGGGCTTATTGGGAGTGCAGCATCTCCTGTAACGCTAGAATCAGCCTATGGGGCTGCTAGAAGTGGGGTATTACACATAGGGGGTGCAGAGAATGTACTCTTGCTGGTTTCTTATACAACAGGTGCTGCAGAGACCAACAACGTAATTTCACTTAAATACGAGCTTTCAAGTGATGGAACAACTTATGCACAAATGACTGATATTCCGTTTGTATCAGGTGCTGGTACAGTTTCATATAGGGAGGACTCTTTCACGGGGGCGGCAGCAGGAACCCAATACTTGTTTACAGTACCGCTGACTAATGTTTGTGCAAAGTCGTTAAAGGTATGGGCGAAAGAAACAGGTGTAGGTGCAAATAAAGGCACTTGTTATATCGTAGCTATTACAGGAGGAAAATGAGTAATTTACTAGGTACAGCAACAGTTCCACTAACACTGCAGGCGGATTATCATGCAGATGTTTCAGGAATTTTACATATAGGTGATATGACCAAGATAACTTTGGTTGTTGCCTATGCAATGGGAGCGTCTGAAGCGGGTAATTCTATTCTTTTGAAGTACGAATATTCAAGTGATGGTACAACGTATTTTAGGATTACAGATACTGTTCTTTCATCGGGCGCAGGTACAATCTCTATAAGAGAGGACACTTTTGCAGCAGTGGCGGCAGCAGAGGCTTATGACTATTTCACAGTAGAGTTTAATGACGTATGTGCAAGGTATTTAAAGGTTTCAGCAAAAGAGAGTGGAGTAGCATCTAATTTTGGTAGTTGTTACATAGTAGCTGTTACAACGGACAGATAATGGCCAATCTAACTGATTTAGAAGGAAGTAGCCAGACATTAAGTGATGTTGGCGGTAAGTCAACTAGTTTAAGTGATATGGGGGGAGTAAGTAGTGATCTGGGAGATTTGAAGAGCACATTTAGCTGGTTTTATTGTAATTATTTAATTTGGTGTGACACAAGGGCTTGGTGCACAATGATAAACCCGACAAGAAATATGGCGGGAGTAGCAAATACATTAACAGACATTAACGGATG